CTATGCTGCAAGGCTAGCGTCAGGAGATAATTTTGAGTATACTATAACGAGATCAGGAAAGTGCTGCAAAGGTAATTTCGTACCTGAGCTGGCTGCGTTTGATGAAGAAAATGACATCTGCGTGTTTACATGCAGTAATGAAGTTCCGGAATTTGCAAACATGACAAAGAAATTTGTTACGAGAGCAGAGCTGGAGCTCATTGATACCGGAAAGATCGGAGTACCTGTCGTAATGGAGACATTGAGCGGAAGGAAGTATTCGACCGCGTATCGAAGAGAAGGCGTTTACTACGGTGATGCTGACTTTGAGACTACGTTGGATGATTGCTGGAGATACAAGATGGACACAACGAACGGAGACTGTGGATCGATGTTAGTTGCATCGTCAGGAAAGCTGGCTGGAAAGATCATTGGTATGCATGTTGCAGGTAAGAAGGGAATGGTTTCATTACCAGAAGGACTTGCAGTGTTGATATGCCGAGAGGAAATAGAAGATGCCGTCAAAGAAATTGGATCAGGAGAACTGCCAGACAATGGCGTGGAATTTGGTCCCGAAGGCCCCCCTCGTGAATTGGGAAAGAGAGGAGAGCAGAGAGGGATTGAAGATTACGTCTGGATGGAGGATCAAAAGATTTTTTTTTTAGATAACATGGAGAAGATTGAGCCGGTTCCGGTTCATTTGAAAATTTACCAACCTACAAAGACGAGCATTACACCTTCCATATTTCATGGAAGAGTTGGAAACCCATCAGAGAAGACACCAGCGATTTTGACGACGACTGACCAGAGATCAGGAGGAATGGATCCGCAGGTTTTGAGCATGCTTAGAACTTGCAATCGAAAAGGAATCGAACCCAAACGCGACATTGTGGATGAAGTTTATGAGGAGCTGAAGTTCAATCTTGAGGCTTGCCTTAATTGGCCGGTTAAAAGGAGATTGACTTTTGAGGAAGCGTGTCAAGGAATACCAGGAGTTTTGAAGAGTTTACAGACTAGGACGAGCCCAGGATACCCCCACGTGTACACCAGAAAGAAGATGGGGAAGCAGGATTTCATATGGTTTGATTTTGAAGGAAATTTCCATTACGAGCCTGAGTTCAAGAAGTTGGTCAATGAAAAGTTAATTGAGATGGAAAAGTATGTAGATGGACCAATTGACCACGTCTTTTTGGGTTACCTGAAGGACGAGTTAGTTTCAGAGAGTAAGATCAGCGAAGTGAGAACGAGGATGATTTACGCGAATGATGTGGTCTGTTTGGTGGCATTTAGGATGATCTATGGAGCTTTCATAATTGCGATGCAACACAGTCCTGAAGTCGTGGCGGCTATTGGTTTTAACCAGTATTCGAAGGCGATGAACGGAATGTATGATTTTTTAACAACGAGAGATGAGGATAAAGTTGAAGTTTCATTTATAGATGGCGACATCTGTGAATGGGATTATCGAATGGTTCCTTATTTCCAGGAGAAAGCTTATGAATTGATTGGAGATGTTACCAGAAAGGTCGTTTCTCTGTCTGAGAATGAACACCGGTTTATGGTGAAGCATGAGACAGAGACCCCGATGCAGGTCGGAAATTTCCGATTTTGGACGAAATGTAATCAAGCGTCCGGTTGTTTTTGGACAACTATTTTGAACTGTTTAGTTAATGAAGCTTATGTTCGTTATATCTACAAGATGGAAGGACACAAGAAGAGATTTGAACAGGTCATTAGGATGAAAGCATTGGGAGATGATCACGTAATTTCTGTCACGAAAGACTTGGATTGGACCGTGGAGAAGATGTCGAAGATGTTTGAAACATACCTGGGACAGAAGTACACAGCGAGTGTGAAAGGAGCAGAATTGGAGAAGCACCAGAAGAAGTTTGAAGAGACGACGTTCCTGGGTGCGCATCCTATGCAAATGGGAGGCATCTGGGTTGGAGCGATGAAGAAAGCAACAATCGAGCAGACTACGCAGTGGACCACGAAAGGATTGGAGTTTGACACGTCGATTGCTAGAAGCATGCTGGAGTACGCTTCAGTGTGGGGACAGGAATATTACGATCAGATTCTTAATTCGATCAATGCAGTTCTGGATGAAATGGGGGCTGAAAAGTTCCCGCGTGGTCACGCCAAAGCTATTGCGGCTGAGGTGGTGGATAGAACCGATTGTGACTACTCATGCCAGTTCATACCGCAAGGTTTGAACAAAATTT